AAAAATTTTTTCAAACGTTTGAAGCTTGGATACATAAATTTTAACCTTTAAAAATGGCTTTTCAATCTTCTGTAAACCCGGCGCAGCTTACGCGTCCGGGTCAATCTAATGCGACGGGTGATGCCCGCGCTCTCTACTTGAAGCTTTTCAGTGGAGAAATGTTCAAAGGATTCCAGCACAATGCTATTGCTCGGGATCTGGTTATGCGTCGTACGCTGACCAACGGTAAGTCCCTTCAGTTCATCTACACGGGTCACACCAAGGCTGAGTACCATACTCCTGGTAACAGCATCCTGGGTGATTCCAACGGTGCACCTCCGGTGGCCGAGAAGACCATCACGGTCGATGATCTGCTGATCTCCAGTGCATTCCTGTATGATCTCGATGAGACTCTGGCTCATTATGACATGCGCTCTGAGATCTCCCGTAAGATCGGCTACGCTCTTGCTCAAAAGTATGACCGTCTGATCTTCCGTGCTATCACTCGTGGTGCACGTGCTGCTTCTCCTATCACCAAGGCTAGCTATGTTGAGCCCGGTGGTACTCAGATCCGTGTTGGTACTACTGCCAACGCTTCTGATGCTTATGATGATTCTGCACTGGTTAATGCATTCTATGATGCTGCCGCTGCACTGGATGAAAAGGGTGTGTCTCAAGACGGACGTGTGGGTGTTCTGAACCCTCGCCAATACTATGCACTGATCCAAGCGATTGGTACTAACGGATTGGTGAACCGTGATACTCAAGGTACCGCGCTGCAAAGCGGCAACGGCATCATTGAGATCGCTGGTATCAAGATCTACAAGTCCATGAACATTCCGTTCTTCTCTCAGTATGGTACTAAGTACGGTACTGGCTCTGCCACTAACCCCGGTACTACCGATCCTGGTAACACCGGTTCGTTCGTGTCTGAAGCTCTTGAGGATGCTGCTAACGATGTTACCGGTATCAACAATGAGTACGGTGAAGAGACCGAATTTGCTAACAGCTGCGGTCTGATCTTCCAGCGTGAAGCCGCTGGTTGTGTGGAAGCTATCGCTCCTCAGGTGCAAGTCACCAGTGGCGACGTGTCCACCATCTACCAGGGTGACGTGATCCTGGGTCGTCTCGCCATGGGTGCTGACTACCTGAATCCCGCTGCTGCTGTGGAACTGTTTGCTGGCACCGCTACCAAGCCTGCTGCATTCTGATTTATTTTTATATGGGAGTCTCTTCGGAGGCTCCTTTTTTTTAATTCTTTATTGAGAATAATACTCATTATCAATTATGCCTTACCTAACTACTGGCTCCACTGAGCTTAAAGCTGTTAATCAGATCCTGGCGTCAGTTGGTCAGGCTCCTGTTACCACGTTGACAACTGAAGAAACTATTGTAATCAATGAGGTAGACCGTTTTGTAGGTTCTATTTCTGGTACTACTCTAACCACTGAAGAGGCTAACATTCCTGTTGGTACATATATTGGTGGTACAGGTGTAGCTACTGGTACCTCTATTGCAGTTGCTGGTGTGCAGCAAGCTACTACCCCTGTGACATATACTTATACGATTAATATCTCACAAACTATTGCATCACAAGCACTGACGCAAAACAAGGTTACAACTAGAGTTGAAACTCAAACCAACCCGGACGTTGCGATTGCACTCAACACCCTGAGAGAAGTCTCACGTGAGGTACAGGCTGAAGGCTGGTCATATAATACTGAATTCGATTATAAAATTACACCTGATTCTAATAATGAAATCAGGATTGCAGACGATGTTCTACAGATGGATCTAAACCAGGGCTACCCTGAGAACATTGAAAAGGATGCTGTTTTCCGTGGTGGTAAACTTTACGACAAGAAGGCACATAGTTATAAATGGACAGCGGAGACTGTCTATGTAGATATTGTTTGGTATTTTGATTGGGAAAGTATTCCTCAACCAATCCAAGCATACATTGTTGCACGTGCTGCAGCCATTGTATCTAGTCGTATTATTGGCGACAGCAATCAATATCAAATTCTACAGCAAAAAGAATTAGTTACACGCTCTCAAGCTATGGAGTATGAGTGCAATCAAGGTGACTATACATTCTTTGGTTCTCCTAGTCATGGTAATTTCTATCGACCATATAAGCCGTTCCATACTCTACAACGCTAATGCCAGCAGTAACTCAAACAACTCCTAATTTTCTTGGTGGTGTATCCCGCCAGAATGATGACAAAAAACTGATTAATCAGGTTACTGAGTGTCAAAACGGGTACCCTGATCCTACTTATGGTCTTCTAAAAAGACCTGGTATGGAACACATTAATGTACTTAAAAAGGCAAATGGTGATGCATTTACCAAGTCAGAATTAGATGGTGCTGCTTGGTTTTTCATTGACCGAGATGAGGCAGGCTCTTACATTGGTGCTATTAAAGGTACTAACATTTATGTATGGACTAAAGAGGATGGGACTTTTTGTACAGTAAATAATACAGGTTCCTCGTATTTAACTGGTACTAAACAGTCTGATTATCATTTTCGTAGTGTACAAGACGTTACAGTTATCACTAACAAAACTGTGACAACTGCAATGCAGCCAAATAATTCGTTTGTTGCAAAATCCCAAGCTACATTAAAACTTATTTCACTGCAAGAAGATGATGCATTCACTGTTACTATTCAAGGTCAAGCAGTATCAGTAACTGCACAGAATACTACAACTTTTGATGACATGCTTCTCTACAAGACAAGCCCTTCATCAGAAATCCAAAATACCCATCACTTGATTGACGGTATTGTAAACCTTATTACAACACAGCAGTCTGCTAGTAATGCAGATTTTAATGGTAGGTGGTATGTAGAAGGTCATAATAATAGCATTAATATCCGTAGGACAAATGAAGCTAATGGTATTGTGACTGATTACAGTACACCTGGTGGTACAGCCCTAGCTTTTGATATTGATGCTAGGGGTGGTCTCAGTAACATTGCTTTAGAAGTTTTTGAAGATGAAGTAGATTCAGCGGATAAACTCCCTCAAGAATCTTATAATGGTCACACAGTAAAGGTTATTAATACTGGCTCTGCTGAGGACGATTACTATCTTAAATTTAAAGCGCTTAATACTGCAGTTAATCACGGTCGTGGATACTGGGAGGAAACAGTAGCACGTGACGTGTCACCAGGTTTAGATGCGTCTACGATGCCGTATCAACTAGAAAACATTGGTCCAACTAGCTTTAATTTTAAACCTATCAGCTGGACAGATCGGTTAGTTGGTGATGATAAAACTAACCCAATCCCATCGTTTATTGGTAAAAAAATTTCATCAACATTTTTCTACAACAACAGGTTTGGTCTACTTGCAGAAGATAACGTATTTTTTGGTGTAACGAATGAGTCATTTAATTTCTTTGTTAAGTCTGCATTAACTCAAGTTGATTCTGATCCTATCGATCTTAACGTATCTAGTATTAGACCGGTTGTTTTAACTGATGTCTTACCTTCTCCACAAGGTCTTTTGTTGTTCAGTGCTAGACAACAGTTTCAAGTATATTCTGCTAGCACTACTGCGTTTACACCTACTACAACAATTATTAGGACTGTCTCAAGTTATGAGATGAACGCTAATATACCTCCTGCAGATATTGGTACTACAACATGTTTCGTAAATACAGTTCCTGGTTTTACAAAGCTATTCACTTTGCAACTGCGGGAAATTGAACAAAGCCCTATTGTAGTTGACATTAGTAAAACAGTTCTAGAGTGGATTCCAGATACTGTTGATAGTCTATCCGTCAGTCCACAAAACTCTGTTATTATGTTGACAGACAGGTCCTCATCTTATATCTACGTTTATAGGTATTACAATAATGGTGAAAAAGATCTTTTCCAAGCGTGGGTTAAGTGGGAGCTACCTGCTACTATTCAAGCTGTAGATATCATTGATGATGATGTTGTCGTTGTATCTCAACATGAGGATGAATACACCCTTGGAAAGATTGTGCTTGATCAAATTCCTACAGGAGACGTTGTAGCAACCACCAGTAGTACAACGGGTAATCCGTCCCTAGACATGGCTACACGCCCCGTCAGCCCTGCTGTAGGTGTCGACGCGGTTGTGTATGACTCAGCCAATGATCTTACAAAGATCTATGTACCTTATACACCTATTAATGAAAAACAGGCTATCATGCTATTGGGTGTACCTGAAGCAGATGTAGACACAGACTCAGTGATTGATGCTGATGCAGGTTATTATGCTACAGCAGAAGAACGAACAGAAACTGGTACAAACTACCGATACTTTGAAGTTAAAGGTAACTTTACTGATTATGCTGATGGTATTGTTGTAGGTTATGGTTATGATTTTGAGGTAACACTACCTAAATTTTATTTCCGACCCGAACCTGCTGTAACTGATTTTACTGCTGCTTTGACTATTTCTAGAGTTAAGTTTTCTGCCGGTAGAACTGGCGCTATCCAGTTTAAACTGAAAGCTGATGGATCTAATGAATGGAAGAATGTAGAGCATACAATTGACGGTGATCGGTACGCTGCTGATAGTAATCCTGTAAAATCTGAACGACAATTTATTGTCCCCATCCATCAACGTAATACTAATTTTGAATTAAAAGTGACAAGTGATTTTCCATACCCTGTATCGTTGGTGTCAATGATGTGGGAGGGTA